CATCTACGCCTTCCTCGGAGGCTCCCGAGACGAGGACCACTTGGCCGCCGCCTCGTGGAACACGATGGCCGCCATCCACACCGAGACCTTGATCGAAGCAGGGCTGCTGCCCGAGGAGCTGAACGACCTACCTTGACACCATCCGGGGGCCTGAACAGACTACTGAAGCAGCTCACCACTGAGGACTGGCTCGGGCCGCTGGTGGACGCCGCGCGCCCATCGGAGCCGGAGCGGTGGGAGGACCCCTCGCTGTTCGTGCGACCGTCGGCCGCAGGCGGCCCCTGTACGCTGGACCTCCAGCTGACGCAGGTAGGGCACCGTGGGGCTATCCGACCCGGCCTGCGGGCCCTCATGGACGCCGGTACACAGGCGCACGAGCGCATCACCAACACCGAGTACATGAACTCGGGTGTGCTGATAGCTGGCGAGGTACGCCTCACCCGCTACCTCGACGACACACCGACGCACATCTGGTACGGCATATCTCCGGGCACGTTCGATACGGAGCAGCCCACGGCTCCGGCTGGTCCTGTAGCATGGAGTGGGGAGGCAGACCTGATCGTTCGGCACCCCACGAGCGGCCTGATGCACGTCGGGGAGATCAAGAAGGCCAACAGCTTCAGGGTGAAGCGGCTACCACCGGACACCGGGGACCCGGAGGACATGGCCCGGAAGATGCTGCGCGCGGAGCCGAAGTACATGAGGCAGCTCGCCCGGTATGTAGGTGAGTTCCTCGAACACTTCGGGCCCCGGATGAGTGACCTCGCCTTCTTCCACTGGGAGAACGCGAACACGCAGGAGCTACGGATCATCTGGGTTCGTGTCGAGCCGTGGCTGATCGAGGACGCGCGAGCCAACGCAGACGTAGCAGAGAGCGCGACGGCCGAGGGCCGCGTGGTGGACTTCCCTTTCAAGAAGGGCAGCCCTACATGCAGCAGGTGTGACCGACAGAGGCTGTGTAACCAGCTGCGCGAGGGGGACGAGGAATCATGGCTGAAGGTGAGGACGGCGGTGGCGAAGGTGAACGAGATGAGGCCGCCAACGACCGCACGTGGGGCGGGGTAGCCGGTGCAGCCATCGCGGCTAGCGCGGCGTTCATCACCGACCACAACCTCCCCGAGATGACGGGGCCTACGGCCTTCGGGGCGACCTACGACTTCCCGACGAACGCCGGGCAGCTCACGTCGCTCCAGCTCGGGGACCTACAGGTCCAGCTCGCGGGGTACTACACCTACACGCTCCAGCTCCTCGGCGAGCAGGAGTCTAGCCTCGGGGCCCTGCGATCGTCCTACGAGATATCGCTCGGCATGCAGATGCAGGCCCTACAGGACGGCCGGGGCACCGGCACCGGGTCGCGGGTCAACAAGGACAACCTGCGCGCACTGGCGATCACGAATGACGCGCTGCTCCGACGGGCCACGGAGCAGCTGATAGCGCGGGAGGCTACGGTCACCCGCCTGAAGGCCCAGAGTGAAGTCTATCGGGAGCAGCTCGCACGCCTGTCGCGAGAGCAGACCCGGCGTGAAATGGAATCCCGCATTGGCTGATCGCCGAGCTAACGGTGCTTCATTGGCCAGCCGTCGCACCTACACGGTGAAGTCTTGTGGCAAGGCCCATCCCTACTGTGGGGTGTGTCGTCCTGACGTTGCGGAGAATATCGCATCGGCACAACGCACTCCTGAGGCGCGCGAACGCGGCAGTCAACGCATGAAGCAGCGTTATGTGGATTATCCGGAGGAAATGGCACAGCGTGTTGCGGCGATGCACACGCCCGCTGCTAAGGAGAAACTCGCTGCCGTGAGGAGCGCCCCCGGGTACAGTGAGGCTATTAGTGAGCGTATGAACGAATACTGGGCGGACCCTGAGGCCCGCGAGGCCGCCCGCGAACGCGCGATCGAATACTGGGCGGATAACCCCGAGGCCCGCGAAGCGGCCAGCTCACGCAAGCTCCAGTACATCGAGGACAACCCTGATGAAGAGTTCTCAAGGCTAGAGAAAATGAGAGTTACGACAAGCACCTCCGATTACCGAGAGGGGCAGCGCGAACGCGCGATCCAGCAGTGGGAGGACCCCGATGTTCGGGAGAAGACCGTTGCTTCAATGAATACCCCTGAATATCTGGAGGCAATCAGCGAGCGAATGACTCAGTACTGGGCGGACCCGGTGAACCGTTTGGTGGCCAGTACTCTTCGACGCAGGTACTACGCCACCGACTACGAGACCGGAGGGGCACGGGTGCCGGGGGGGTGGCGCGACGCCCACTTACGAGCACACATAGCCTACGTCGAGGAACACGGGGAATGTATGGTCGGGCACCCAGAGTGCTTGGATCTAATAGCAGAGGAGCTTGCGTAGATGGAAGCAGTGTCAGTGAATGTGGAGACCCGCGCGAGCCTCACGCACCCCGGCCGCGATGAGCATCTGTTGATCCCGATCGGGGACATCCAGCTCGACCCCGAGCTGCCGGGACGTCCGCGCGCCGCGCACGTCGGACGGCTCAAGGAGGTCGTGCAGTGGGGTGTCGACCACGGGGCCTCGTTCATCGGCATGGGCGACTACGTGGACCCGATGTCCCCGTCCAACCGCAAGGCCATCCGCAAGGCCGACCTGTACGACTCCACGAGGGCGCTGCTGGAGAAGGCGTCTCTTGAGCTGCAAGAGGAGCTGCACGACATTCTGGCCCCGACGGTCGGGGCGTGGGTGGGCCTCGGTTCGGGGCACCACTTCTTCCCGTACGGTGAAGGAGACACCACCGACACCCGGCTGGCGGAGTACCTTGGGTGTCGCCACACCGGGGACCTCGGCATCACGCACATCTACATGCCCGCCCACAATGAGGGCAAGAAGCGCCCGATGTACAAGGTGTACTCGTGGCACGGGCAGGGTGGCGGCGCGACCGTCGCTGCGTCGCTCAACAAGCTCCAGCGCAAGGTGGGCGAGTTCGAGGCCGACGTGTACCTGATGGGCCACTACCACCGAGCCGAGGCCGTGAAGGTTCCGCGTCTCGACACGACTGGTGGCGAGCGAGGAGCGGACCCCCACGTGGTGCACCGCGACCGCATCCTCGGGGTGACCGGCAGCTTCATGCGAGCGTACCTGCAAGGCTCACGGCAGGGCGGCATCGCGGCCGGAGGCTACGTCGAAGTAGCAGGCCTCAGCCCGGCCGCCCTCGGGTCGCTGGTCATCATGGCCCGGCCCCGGTACGACAACAACTACGTCACGGTCGACCTCGACTTCATGAGCCTGTAGCTGATGGTGATCCCCGCGATCCTCGGCATCGACCTCGACACCACGCGAGTGCACATGGTGCTGATCGACGGTAAGATGGACACGGACGAGATCGTGGCCCAGTCGGTGGTGCCGAAGTCGTGGGTAGCCTCGCGCAAGTTCCTCCCCCTGATGGGGTCGGTGGAGGTGAGCCTCCAGCACATGCGGGTGCAGATGTCGAAGGCGAGGCCGGAGGATCGGGCGGTCTACATCGAAGGCCTCCCGTGGATCAAGAACCGAGCAGGCTTCGCCTCGCTCGCCAAGGTGCTGGGCGGTGTTCAGCTGCTGGTGCACCAGACGATGGGACTCGAAGCCAAGGTGCTGAACGGGGCGGAGTGGAAGCACGAGCTAGGGCTGTCCGGCAACGCCAACAAGGAGGCCATCGCCGCATGGGTGCGGGGCTACCGGGGCGAAGAGTTCGAGACGCAGGACCTGAACGATGCGTTCTGCGTGGCCCTCGCAGGCTACAGTCTGTCGATCGTTGAAGAGGAGCCCGCATGAGCACGCCGATCATCGCACTGGACATCGATGGGGTGCTCGCGGACTTTGGGTCCGACTTCCTACGCCTCGCCCAGAACCTGCACCCGGAAGATGGGCTGGAGTGGTGGACCGCAGGGGGGCAGCAGACATGGCAGCACGAGAACCTGACCACCAAGCAGAACAACGAGACGTGGGAGTATGTGTATGCTCATCCTGAGTGGTGGGGTGGGCTCTCGACGATCCCCTCGGTAGTGGAGATCAGAGAGCTGAGGGAGTTCGTGGCGGACATCGACTGTCACGTGGAGTACATCACGGCCCGAGGCACCGCGCGCTCCGCGAAGGCCCCCGAGGCTATCACGACCATCACACAGATGTGGCTGCATGGGAACAGATTCCCTCAGCCGGACAACGTGACCCTCGCCGAGGACAAGGCCGTCGCCATCGATGAGCTGGTCGAACGCATCCCCGGTGGTCAGCTGCTAGGGTTGCTCGACGACCGACCTGCCACGCTCGCCGACCTAGCGGTGATGGGCTACCCGGTCGTGGCGCGTGACTGGCCCTACAACCGGAGCATCTCGCAGAAGTTCGTACCTCGGGTCTATTCACTTGGAGAGTTCACGCACTTGATGCGTTTGCGTGTCGCCGCCCCGTAGTGTGTGCCCACCCCATATCTGGGTGATGGGTGCGACGACGAAGCAGCTACCGAACAGCCAGCGAGGACACTGGCTGGTGGAGCGAGAGGGCACGTGTAGGCGTCGCAAGTGTGGCCTCACGAAGATGTTCGCTGAGCGAGAGTTCACGGACGATGTAGAGGGCAAGCGCGTAGGTGGGGGCACCGCGAGGCACGACCTCGAATGGGCACTAGAGTAGGAAGCGCCGATGGACCGGAAGATTTCACCGCGCAGGGTCTACGGACGGTTGACCTCTACGATGCAGGGGATCGACAAGGACGTAGTCGCTGCGTCCGACCGCCTAGTCGATGAGTCGCTGGAGCTGCTAGAAGACGAGGAGCCCCGCCTGCTCCATTGGCTGAAGACGAACCCGGAGATCGACACCCTGCTGGGGTCGCACACGGTCGCGATGCACGCGCTGCTGTTTGGTGATTCCCGTCGAGGGTACCCCCTCGAACACACGATGGGCAGGCTCGACGCACTGAACTACAGGCTGGTCTGCACACTGGCCGTGATGGCTACGATGAGAGAGCGGCCACTAGCAAAGGAGGTACGGCCATGATGCCAGACGACCGAGACGACGTCCCGGGCGAGGGTGAGGGCGAGGTCCCTGTGATCACCGGAGAGATGTCCGAGGAGGCGATCACGGCCGCAGCACTGATCAACGACTCGGACTTCATGGCCCGGCTCGACACGCTCTACGATCACTTCGTGGGGATCGGGACCAAGGCCGTGTCCTCCGCTGCGTACGGCGACGCCATGAACGCGTTTGGCAACGCGATGCAGATCGCCAACTCGATGCACAACATCGCGCTAGTGCGCGAGAGCATCGTGCGGAAGCGCCTTGACAGGCATGCCACCCGGACCGACCTCGACCTCGACGACGATGACCCTGCCAACGACCTCTTCGGTGGTGACGCGGTGGACGACCTGTAGGATGATGGACGAGCGCATGCAGGAAGGGGCCGAGGGGCCGACACCCGAGTCGTCGCTCGGCTATACCCGTCGCATCCGCGCGATGGTGCACGAGGCCGCCTCCCACTACAGCCCGAGGCGCACCGGGCAGGAGATGATGGACACCGCACTCGACCTCTACGCGGTTGCGTTGGATGGGCTGTTCGGCGAGCGCTGGCGGAAGCACGCTCACCCCGAGCACCGGGACATCCTCCGGCACTACATCGACGACCCAGTCCACTGGGAGACTGCAATGGCGGGCACCGGGTGACGCAGGGGACAGGGACACACGGTAGCAAGTTCACCCCGGAGACCCTAGCCCTTTTCATCGAGGGTGTGCGCGACCGGGGTCTGACGCTCAAGGCTGCATGTGGCTACGCCGGGATCGCTACACGTACGTTGGAGCGCTGGCACGCCCGCGCCCGCTCCGAGGCAGCCGACGAGGACGCCAAGGAGATCGGACCCTACACCCAGTTCTTCCTCGACATCGAGCTGGCGCAGGGACGCGGGCAGGCCACGGTCGAGGAGCAGCAGTGGAAGCTCATCAATGCCGGGGACGGTCCGTCCATCCGCCGCTGGTTGGAGGCGCACGACCCACCCACATGGGGCCGCAGGACCTCAGGCCGCGCCCCGGTGGTCATCACTGGCGACGGAACGAAGGTCGCGATCCTACAGCAGGGTACCTCGGAGAACCCGGCCGACTACTTCGGCGTCGAGTCCGTGGTCACTGACCCCACCCTAGCAATCGAGGGACCTGCCGAGTGACCACCGCCACCACAGAGAAGCAGCGGATCAATGACCCGTCCATGCTCTACCTGTTCCGCACCCCGGACGGGCGAGCGGCTCGGTGGCAACGCCCCACCACCAAGCAGGAGCTGGCGGATAGGTTCGAGCTGTTCGGCTTGAAGCTGAGTCCTAACGTGCACCCGGCGTGTGTGGATTTGGGCCACTCCGCGCCCCTCGACGTGGCGTGGTCCATCTATAGCGGCACCGATTACCGCACAGGCAAGCGCGCGCCGGTGATCGTCCTCAAGGGTTCGCGTGGCCTGTCCGGCAAGAGCACCTTGCTCGCCGGGGTATCGAGCATCGAGGGGCTGGAGGGGTACAACGGAACGGTCCTTGGTGGCTCCTTGGTCCAGTCGCAGAACGTGCAGGAGATCAGCAACAAGATCTGGGACCGCGACATCGAGACCGACGAGGCCATCTACGAGGGCGGGCTCTCGATCCTCATCGACGACCCCACCGCTTACCAGACCAAGTTCTCGTACTCGGGGGCGTGGCGTAAGGTTCTGACCGCATCGTCGAGGCAGGCCCGAGGTCCCCACCCGCACCGGCTGCGGATGGACGAGGTCGACGAGATGGTGCAGAGCGTCTTCGACAGCGCCATGGGTCAGACCATGAGCCTCGACCTAGACATGCCGATCCAGACAGCCATCGCCTCCACCCACCAGCATGCCGACGGGACGATGACCTACGTGCTCAAGGAGGCTGCCACCAAGGGCTGGCCCGTCTACGAGTTCTGCTACCGCGAGTGCTTGCGTACCGAGGACCGCTACCTCGACGTCTGGAAGGACACGAAGTGGGACACCGAACGGCGCGCCCCTGACGACGTCCCCGACGGCAAGGAGGGCGGCTGGCTCCCGATGTGGCTGGTGGTCGAGAAGCGCGACGGCGTCTCGGTCGCCATGTGGAACAACGAGTACGAGCTGGGTGAGCCCTCTATCGAGGGCCGAGCCATCCACACCCCGGCGGTCGAGTGGACCTTCGACTCTAGTAATCAGTGGTTGGACGGGGGCAGACGTGGCGGGCCCTTCATGGGCGACGAGGGCGAGTATCTAGAGTTTCCCTGCTGCGAGCTGTACGCTGACAACCGGGTGCCTTGTGCGCGAGGTCATCGCTACATCACTGGGGCCGACTGGGCGCAGACCATCGATTGGACGATCATCGTCACCTTCCGTACCGATGTCAGTCCGTGGCGGCTCGTCGCGTGGGAGCGCACCGGCCGCAAGCCGTGGCCCGTGATGTTGAACCGCTTCAACATCCGCAAGACTCGCTACCCCGGCCTCGCCGTCCACGACGCCACCGGCATGGGCGGCAAGCTGGTCTCCGACTTCCTAGAGGTCTCGGCCGAGCCCTTCGTGATGGCGGGCCAGAAGCGGAACCTGCTGTTTACCGACTACGTGGTCGGCGTCGAGAACCACGAGATCATGTGCCCCCGGATCATGTTCGCCTACGACGAGCACCGGCTGTGCACTGTCAAGGACCTGAAGCAAGGCGGACGCGCCGACGGGGGCCACCCACCCGACTCCGTGGTGGCGGCTGCGCTGGCGTGGTCGATGCGTGACGTGGAGTTCGTGGAGGACCTACAGCCCGGCGGCTATGACACTGTCGGTCCGCTCGGCGGGCTGGCCTGACCCGTGTATCATGAGAGAGAGGTGAACCGATGAGAGGCAACCGGAATCTGCTCGTCTTCTGCCCCGAGGTCTACGACCGGCAGGAGTTCGTATCGACCCCGCAAGGCGTCGCTACCACCGAGGCCCAGCCACAAGAGCACAGGTGGCATCAGCACTTCGAGATCGTGCAGTACAACCATGATGGTGACCGCCCTTCGGACTTCATGCTCGGCCCCGTCGGCCGGGAGTGTGGCCGGTGCCTGTCGCGCCTCAACCCTGCAGGCGAGATCGCCTACACCGACTCGGCTGAGGTCGAGCGGCAGGAAAAGGGCGAGGTAGCCCCGCCGAAGCTACTGGTACCTCGACATTGAACAGACAGCAGCGCCGCGCACAGGGACAGAGGGGTCCACTCTACACGCGCGAGCAGCGCAAGGAGGGGATGGGAGACGTCGAGCCAATCCGCCCCGGCCTCTACTACGTCACGCTCTACGCATGGCCGCAGTGGAAGGCGCTCGCGCACCCGGCCCCGATGCAGTGCCCGGTGGCCTTCGTCGAGAACGTCATGGGCTGGGGCACCGAGCGCATCCCCACCGTGACCGTCAACAAGATGCGAGCCCGGCGCATGCGCCTGTGTTACGTCTGCTCGATGGTGGTGCTGGAGGCCCGCGCCCGAGGCTCCGAGATACGGGAGTTCCAGCGCGCGGAGCTGGTCATGAAGCGCGAGCGTGCAGCTAGGGGGGCCGCATAGTGCTAGGTGTGATCGCGGTGACTGTGGTCTACGCCCTCGGAGGTGACCCGGCGTGGGCCATCGTGACGGGGTTCGTGGTCGAGCTGCTGATCCTCAGAGGCGAGCGCCGCCGGGGCCGTGGCTAGCAAGAAGCTCAGCCATGCCGACGTGCAGAGGCACCTCGCGCAGTGGCTGAGGGTACCCAATAGCAACGCCCGTCCGCCGGTTGTGGCGGAGGAGCTAGCGATCGAGGGATCGTGGGGAGACCACGGCCGCATAGACGTCCTGCTGTTCCGAGCCCTCAACGGATACAAGCAGATCGTGCTCGAAGCCTACGAGGTGAAGGCCACGCGCGCCGACTTCCTCAGCGACATCCGCTCGGCGAAGTGGCGACGCTACCTGCCGCGCCTGACCCGCTTCAACTTCGCGGCCCCCATCGGTGTGGTCAAGGAGAGCGATCTACCGCCGGAGGCAGGGCTCATCGAGATGGGCCTGCGCAAGGACGGCCGGTACTACTGGCACCGAGTGCGCCGGGCCCCGAGCCTCGCGAAGCTCGACGGCGAGGTGAACTCGGCGGGCTATGTGTTCACTCACGAGCCCCCGACGATCGACACCCTCGCCCGCATCCTCTACAAGGTGAACAGCCAGCGTCGCGAGCAGGGCTGGGCGGATGCAATCCGATCAGGAACACGAAGCATCTATCCCCAGCGCGGTTGACGCTCGGAGCCACTCCGATCTAAGGTGCGGGGGAGTAGAAGGAGGATCAGCATGGTGGACATGAAACGAGAGCCTGAGGAGGGGTACGCTGGAGCGTACTACGGCATGGGATTCGGCACGGGCGTGGACGCGCTGGAGTGGCTGAACCTTACGCTGGCCGCATACCCGGAGCACCACATTCCGGTGTGGGTAGAGGCAGCGTCACCGCTCAAGCCGGAGGCCCCGGACCTCAGCATCGGGGTGCTGCTGCCGATCACAGGCAAGACCATGATCGTGTACGCGGTAGTCGCGGCGCAGGAAGAGATCGACGAGGCCGTCGACCTTGTGAGCGACTCGCTGGTTGCACGCGCACACTTCAGGTTCGTTAGAGGGTAGGTCGCCCGTGCCCATTCACAACCGAGCCCTGCTGGTGCCCGGGGAAATCCTGCGGGCGCGCTACCAAGGCCGCGAGGTCATGGCCGAGGTGGTGGCCGAAGGCCTGATCCGGGTCGACGGTGGCGAGACTCACACTTCGGTGAGTGCAGCGGCCAAGGCCATCACCGGACGCTCGACCAACGGCTGGAAGTTCTGGTCGCTCGTCAACGTGCCGGACGTGCCCCCCGAGCAGGCCCCCTTGCTGGAGCCGCCCACACCTGATGTGAAGGTGGACTCGGACGTAAAGAAGGCTACACCCGAGCGTCCGTTCATACCTTCGGGGTCCTGCGACAGCCCGTTCCACGGGAAGGGTAAATCCTGCCCGGACTCCATCGCGGTGGTCACTCGGGTGAAGGGTGCGGACGAGCGGATGGGCGAGGTGCACGAGCGCTGTTACGACCACGTGGTCAACATCCTAATCTATTGGGATGGGTTCTGGACCACCGAACCCCTCGACGAGGAGGAGCTAGCCCGCGCCGAGCGCAAGGTAGACCTCCGCAGACGAGGTGGTAGGAAGGCTGAGTGATACGTACAGATTCACGCTCGATGAGGTGCGCCCATTTCGAGAGGAGGTCGGGCTATGATTACCCGATACTGCTTTCGACTGTGAGACGGACGTCCCCAGCGACGCCGCGCTGTGTAGCTCATGTGCCCGTCACCGATCCGATGGACATGATCCTGCCACCATCTACGAGGGGCAGTGCCACGGGGCGGGGCCCGACGGACTGAACGAGAAGCGCCAAACCATCAGCAGCCCACGAGGGTTGCTAGCGAGGGAGCGGGCCCCTTAGTCGGGTAGAATGGAGGGGAGCACCTAGGGAGACCTCCACTGTCCGACCACGACTTCCAAGAGTTCGGTGTCACCGGCCTGAGCGAGTTCGGTGGGCAAATCCATGAAGAGCGGCTAAGGCAGCTCATGGACCCGACGCGCCGGAACCTGACCTACCGAGAGATGTCCGACAACAGCCCCGTCATCGGCGGGGTACTGCTGCTCCTCGACCTGCTCGTGAAACAGGTTGAATGGGACATCCGCACTCCCGAGGGTATGGAGGAGGACCCGGTCGCTGTTGAGCAGGCGGCCTTCGTGGACTCGTGCTTCCTCGACCTCGGCCGCCCGTTCAAGGACGCGGTCAGCGACTTCCTTTCGTTCGTGCCCTTCGGTTGGTCGTACCACAACGTGGTGTTCAAGAGGCGGAACGGCTTCCAGCCCGAGCCGAACATCGGTGCCGACGGCAAGGTCATCGAGGGCCCTGTGTCGTCGTTGTTCAGCGACGGGAAGGTCGGGTGGGATAAGTTCGCAGGGCGCGCCCAATCCACGCTCGACCGCTGGATCTTTTCCAGCCGGGGCGACATCGTGGCGATGGTGCAGCGCCCGCCCAACGGAGGCACCTCGGTCACGATCCCGCTGTCGCGAGCCCTTCACTTCCGCACCTCGGGACGGCACAACAACCCCGAGGGCCGGAGCGTCCTGCGCACAGCCTACCGGCCGTGGTACTTCCACAAGACGATCGAAGAGATCATGGCCATCGGGATCGACCGCGACCTCGCAGGTACCCCCGTGCTGGAGGTCCCCGGCGAGTACATGAAGGCTCGCGCGAACCTGCCAGCCAACCTCGCACGCGAGCGCGATCAGTGGGAGAAGCTGGTCCGCAACATCCGGCGGGGTGCCAAGGATGGCATCCTCATGCCGCTGGTCCGCGACCGCAACGGCAAGGAGCGGTTCAAGCTCTCGCTGCTGACCACGGGCGGCCGTCGACAGTTCGACATCAAGGGTCTGCTGGAGTACTACGACCAGCGTATGGCGATGGCCGCGCTCTCCGATGTGATCCTGCTGGGCCACGAGACGGTGGGCAGCTTTGCGCTGGCCGACTCGAAGACCAATCTCACCGCGATGTTCGGCAGCTCGCTGACCGACATCATCACCGGCCAGTTCAACCGGCGCGCGATCCCGGCCCTGATGCGGATCAACGGTATGGACCCGGAGCGCGCGCCCCTACTGGTCCCGGGTGATATGGAATCGCTGAACCTTGAGGAGCTGGCCATCTACGTGCAGGCGTTGTCCGGTGCAGGCATGCCACTGTTCCCCAACGAGGCGCTGGAGGGGCACCTCCTCGCAGCAGCTGGCCTGCCGGGTGAGTCACAGGAACTCGAGTAGACTGCGATGGCCATCGGCGACCTCGCGAAGGCAGTCTACGGCCGGAACGGCAAGCGTAAGAATCGCCGCCGCGTCCGCAAGGATGCCAACACCGACCGCATCGCCCGTGCGCTGAAAGAGGAACGCTCTCGGCTGGCGCAGGTGTGGGCCGACGTAAGCATCTCCGAGGCCACAGCCATAGCTACGGTCGCCGACTCCTCGCTTGTGGTGGCCACCGTCGAGGGCGCGTATAGCCCTGCGGCCGAGCCCACTCGTAAGGCCTTGCTCGCGGGCCTTGGGATCGGGGGGGACATCGCTCTGGAGGACCTCGCGATTGCGACGCTGCAATTCAACCTGACCAACCCGCTCGCGGTGGAGTGGGCTAGCACCAAGTCCGCTAATCTGATCGTCGAGGTCTCTACGGAGCAGGTTGCGACGGTTCGGTCCGTGATCGCCGAGGGTCTCACCTCAGGCAAGGGCGCGCGAGTTGTGGCGGTCGAGCTACGTGAGACCATCGGTTTGCACAGGCGGTACGCCACGGCAGTGGATCGGTTCCGCGAAAGACACCTCACCCAACTAATCAAGCAACACCCCCGCACTCCGATCAGTGTGCTACAGGGCCGGGCCGATGCGAAGGCAGCGAGGTATGCAGACAGGCTCCGTCGCTCCCGAGCCAAGACCATCGCCCGCACTGAGCTACAGCGCGCCGCCAACGAGGGTCAGCGACAGGCGTGGCAGCAGGCCGTACAAGCTGGGGAGCTGGAGGTTACCAACGCCGAGCGCGAGTACATCGCCACGCTGGGTGGGCACGCTGTCTGCGACGATCAGGACGGTATCCGTATCCCGTGGGACGGCGAGTTCCCGGTGGCAGGCGACCCGCCGATCCACCCCAATTGCGGGTGCACGTTCGGCCTGCGGAAGGCAGAGGTGCTCGTGCCCTCCGAGGCGGACGCGGGTCCTCTCTCGATCAGCGGTCCGACTATTACGTCCGCGCAGGTGAATCAGTTCCTCGCTAACTCACAGGTCACGAAGCCGGTGGTTCACCGCACGAGCACGTCAGCCGCGCGCTCCATTCGTAAAGGCGGGGTGGACTTCTCGAAGACTGCACCCCGATCTACCTTCGGCGAAGGGTTCTACACGTCCGAGGAGGCCATCACCTTCTATGGTGACGAGCAGTTGAGTATCGCGATCCGCTCGCAGAAACCGTTCAGGGGAACAGCCCAGCAGATGGATGACAAGATCACCTCGTTCGCCTTGGAGGCCCCAGAGAAGACGGTCGAGACCGTCACAGGGGAGGTGAGGGTGGCGTTCTGGGAGAGCGGCGAGCAGCAGCGGGCGATTCGTCAGGCGTTCCTCGATGAAGGCTTCGACAGCTTAATCGTTGAGTCGGGGAATGATATAATCATCGGGCTGGTCGAGGATAACATAAAGGTCGTGGTGAACTGATGGCTGACTGGAAGCGCTCGCGGGGAGACTTTCGTGGGTGCCTAGCCTGTACCCACTACACCGGAGCCGACCGCTGCACCGCGTTTCCTGAGGGTATCCCCTTCCCGATCCTCGCGGGGGAGATCGACCACCTCGTAGAGAGGCCGGGGCAGAAGAAGCCCCAGACGCTTCGGTTCGAGGCCCTCCCGGAGCACAGGCCATCTAGCAAACAGGGGGCCGAGCCCGCCTAGCAAGGCTCCGTTGATTCAACGGAACCTTACCACGATCGGAGTACACACCCCCTAACGCGCGCGTGACCCGTGTATCATGAGGGTGGAGGGGAACGCCCAATGCTACGTACTGCCCGACGTTTGATCAGGGGTCTGCTACGGCGGCCCTACACACCCAAGCTCGGTCGCGAGGCCGACGCTATGGAGATGTGGCACGAAGCCGCAGTCAAGGGCGGCATGTTCTGGACGGTGCTCGTCGGGGAGTGGGAGCGCGGCCGAGGAATCGGGAGGCTCAGTAGCTGGTGCGGCAGGCGCTGCGGCAACGCTGGGTGCATTCGACTGGGCTGTTCCTGTGATGCTGACGTGTGTAGCGACTTCAGGGTCGCGCTGGTGCGTCGGGAGTTCGAGTAGCCCGTGGCCAGCATGAGCCGGAGGGTCCGGCGACGCAACCGACCAACCCTGACCCCCGGCAGGCGACCGGGCCAGCCCCGTGCTGTGGATGATCCCCCGACCCCGGCGCAGCTGCGCTTCTACCGCGAGGGTCAGCTCAAGGTGCGTTGGGACTCGATGGCGGACCTTCCGGGTTGACGAAAAGTTCCGGGTTGACACTGCCTGCAACGACCCCCTATTCTGTCATCCGGAGGCAACGCCCATGAGCACACTAGGTCTGTACACGACGGTGACCTGCCGATGGGCGTGGGTGCGCCAGCTGGTAGAGGCAGGGCTCCTGCCCCAGCTGATACACGCGGTGCTGCACCCCTTCGGGTTCTGATGCACGACCCCATCGCCTACACATACGAGGCTGACACCCACTGTGAGGGCGGTGCTCGTGGCCCTGCTCGTGGCCCGTATGACCTTCCTACTAATCAGGGGTTGAGTTCCGGGCCTGACGAGCCGATGATCTAGGTGAACCGAAGGAGACGACGATGGCCCTACTGACACGAACCCATCGCCCTGAGTGCGACGAGTCCCACACCGGGTTCGCCAGCCCCTGCAACACGATCAACGCCCACGCCAACGAGTGCCAGTGGTGCTCGACGGTAGCGACCGACGTGGTCCGCCGCATGTCGCTCTGCGACTCCTGCGCCGCGACGGCCAAGGTGCAGCTGATGCTCGGGATGGCCCCCGCATGACCGACAAGCCGAAGCGCTGGTACGATGAAGACTTCGCTTCCGAGGGCTACCGTGTCAGCTCGTCGAGGGCACGGAGCTACTCGATTGAGTACGGGCATCAGCACGAGCGCGTCGCGATCGAGTTCACCGATGGATCGTGGGAGCGCATCCAGCAGGACCTCCGGCGGCTCGCCGACCAAGGTGTCGACCTCGGGGAACTGGTGAACCTCGGAGTGCTCGGAGAGCACCTACTTACCGAGTTCGAGCGGGACCGGGAGCTGAGCCAAGAGATCATGGTCTCGACTGCCGAGCGCATCGACCCCTCCACCATGGCGCGGATGGAGGGCTACCACATCCTCGGAGCCAAGCTGCCCGACACCGTCTACGGGTCTAACCAGCTGAGGGCCTACGGCAAGACCATCCACGCCTCACACGATCACTTCAACGCCATGTGCGGTCGGGAGATGAGTGTGGCCACCGGGGACTGCGGGTCCTTCGAGGACCTCACGATCGAGAAGCTGCACGCATGGACGCACGCGATCCCCTACAGCGGTAAGCTGCGGCGCTCCCGCCCCGAGATGGTGACCATCTGCGTGAAGTGTACCAAGGTGGTCGCGGCACTGCCCGAGGGGTGGGGTGGCGTGGTCCGTGCTGAGGAGGAAGCCAAGCAGGCCGAGCGGCTACGGGCGGCCGAGCGCTTCAACGAGAACATGCGTAGCCCACACGATGCACCGGGGAGGCTGACATGAGAGACCAACGACTGCCGCGACCGCACCAGTACCAGCGCTCGCCGCTGCCGTTCACAGCCATGGAGACGGGAGGTGCCCATGGGCCCATAGCTCAGCTAGTGGTCGGGGCCGACGACTTCTTGGTGGCGAAGGCCGCAGGCAACACGCCTGAGGGGCGTCGCGAGAACGCGGCCTACCTTGCCCGGGCAGGCAATGCCTACGAGGTAATGCTGCTGGCCCTGCGCGTCGCGAAGGTGGCACTCACCCAGAACGAGCCGGACGAGGCCGACGCGACCCTCATTGACCGAGCCATCTTCTACGCTCTGCTCGACCCGACAGACCTCCCGGACGGGGCCGACGAGCAATGCTGGAGCTGCTCAGGCGACCCCATCGACGGTCACTTCGCCATGAGCGTAGGACGCGTCATGTGTCCCCACCACCCCAACCTGCCGGTGACAGGGTGAGCTGGCTCGACTTCCTGCGGGTCCCGAAGCCTACAGCCCAGCTGACCAGCAGGTACCCAATCGACAACGGCCGCCGCGCCGTGCGCGAGGTGAGTGCCGCGCTGCGGACGCTCGATCGGGAGGACGTGCACGTGATCCTCACGATGGACACCTTCATGTTGACACTGCGCCACCCTAGCGGTCGGCACATAGACGTGGCCGGTGAGATGGCGCTCGACTACCGAGACCCCGAGGACGCCACAGATCACATCGAGTACCTCGTGGGCTTGCTAGACAACGGGTACTCGGACCGATGAGGTGGGCATGGGAGGCGGCCAAGGTCGCCATGGTGATGCTCGCCGGAGTGGGAGCGCTCACGCTGGCCACGCTCGCCGTGTTGATGTGGAGGCTCCGATGAGCGACGCACCCGACACCCTCGGCGAGTCGCTGCGTCAGATGCGAAAGGCTAGCCTCCGGCGGGCCGATCGCGTATTGGTTGAGGTCCTTGCCCGGTGTTGCGATGAGTGCGGCGAGGAGATCGCGGACCCCGAGATCGCCATCGAGTGCGACGAGTGTGGAGCGGACTTCTACTACAAGGACCCGAGGGAGGGTGACGATGACTGACGAGCCAATGGTGCCGAGCCGTAATCATAGGTCCGATATTCGCGAGAGCATGTATGATGCCCATCCGGCCAACGTGGAGTGGCTGGAGAAGCACGGCTACGAGTTCGGGTCCGATGCCACGGGGATGGCTTACCAAGTGGTGTCCCCGAGAGGCATTCGTATAGCCGGACCAGATGGTACCGCCGAGACCTGCTCCTACAACGGTCGCCTCAATGCCGAGGCGACGCTCGCAGCCGAGAAGCAAGTTACCGGCCTCACTGCGAAGTACTCGGTGGCGCGCACGGACGGTCGCGATGCACCGGGCGGCGACAAGGAGCGCGCGAAGTACTTCGTGCTGGACTACGAGCATGATCCTCTCGCTCAGGTCGTGGTGGGCTACTATGCAGACCTCGCCCGGTCGGAGGGACGCATCGAGCTGGCTAACGATCTCGACCAGAGCGTGAGCGACGTGCTCGCCGCGCATGGAGACGGTCCCCGCACGATCATGCGGTCCGACGCAGTGGAAATGCGCCACGACGCGAAGATGCGGGTTCAGATACGGAGGTTCCGTCGAGCACTCACCGCCGTCGAGCGACTACCCTCGGTCGTGGAGCCGAACGGGGCGCGAGATCTCGCCCCCAATAGCGTCGAGATGGGCCGCCTGATCGGCATGCAGGACGCGGCGCTGATTGCTCTCCGCGCGCTCAACAGGTTTGACGACTAGCGAAGAGGAAACGATGACAGACACCGACAGAGGGTTCCAGCGCTACATGCACATCGAGCGCCTCGGCAACGAGGAGGTGGACGGCATCGAGGACGGCACGGTCCTTGTGTTCCCGAAGATCGACGGCACCAACTCTTCGATCTGGGTGCACAACGGCGTCACCTACGCGGGCAGCCGCAAGCGGGTCCTCACTGTGGGCTCCGACAACGCGGGGTTTAACGCATGGGTGTTCGGCGACGACCCGGCGGCCACCGCCTGCCGGAGCCTCGTGCAGTCCAACGGCGTCCGGCTCTACGGCGAGTGGCTGGTGCCTCATACATTCAAGGGCTATCGTGATGACGCATGGCGGCGCTTCTGGGTGTTCGACGTAGCAGTGGACCGCACCCGCGAGAAGGACCACGAGCGGTCCGTCGAGTTCCTGAGCTACGACGAGTATCAGCCCATGCTCGAAGCCTACGGTGTCGACTACATCAGCCCGCTCAAGGTCGTCACCAACGGCACGCGCGAGGACTTCGACACCCTGCTGGAGCAGAACCACTTCCTGCTCCCCGATGGTGACGGTGTCGGCGAAGGCATCGTGCTGAAGCGGTACGGCTACGAGAACCGCTACGGCCGCACCACGTGGGCGAAGATCGTGAGGCAGGCGTTCAAGGAGGCGCACGTCCGCGAGATGGGAGCGCCCCGGCTCGAACGCGCCAGCCTCGTGGAGGCCAGCATCGTCGATGCCACGGTCACGCGGGAGCTGGTCGAGAAGACCATGGCGAAGATCGCCCTGCAACGTGACGCTACCGGCTGGCGCTCCGAGTTCATCCCTCAGCTACTGGGGACCATGTTCCACGAGGTGGTGGTCGAGGAGCTGTGGGAGCAGCTCAAGAAGCACCGCAACCCGGTGATCGACTTCAAGCGGCTACAGCGTGAGGTGGTGAAAGCCACCCGCCTCGCTGTCCCGGACGTTTTCTAAGCGTCATGAACTCATACACTTTGGGACTACTGAGGGGGCCCGATCGTGCCGATACTTTAGGTGTACGAAGGGACACCACGATGGGCCGACGAGGACGCAGCGTACCGACACCGCAATGGGCCACCGAGCTGGCCCGCGAGGTGACCGACGCCGAGGGCACCCGCATGCCCACGATCGACTGGCGCGAGGACGGCTCGATGTACACGGGCGGCCGGACGTGGACCTTCCGAGGCCGCATCCTGATCAACGCAGGCACCGACCTCGCCGATCAGAAGCTGGTCTTGCTTCACGAGCTGGCGCACGCGGTGCTGCCACCCCACGTCAACCACAGCGCACGCTTCTGGGCGACGGCCTTCCGCCTGTACCGCGAGCACGGCCTCGACCTGAAGGACTCATGGCAGCGCGAGCGCAGCTACAAGCAGCAGGCCACCCGAGCCGCAGCTCGAGCAGGCCTCACCGAGGCGCAGGAGATCGTGGATGGCTGGACCAACGCCGCCCGCACCCGTCGCGAGGCGCGCGCCACCATCACCGAGGATGACAAGCCGATGCAGGCAGCCCTCGGCCTCCGTCCCATCAGGCGCACCGGCCGTTACGACCGCGAGGCCCTGACCGACCGCACGCTCTACGGTGTGTACGGTGGCAAGGTCTACGAGGGGACCGTGGTCTACGGCTACGGCCGCAGCGACGTTGGCCTCCGACTGAGCAACCCCGGCAGCGATGTGAAGGGTGCTCGCTTCGACAGCCTGAGCGCAGCAGCCAAGGCCATCACCGGGCGCAGCGAGAACGGCTGGACGTTCTGGATGCTGGCCAAGGGGGAGAACGAGTAGGTGACAGACCGAGCACTAGCAGCACAGGAGGATCGCGCATGATCGCCAAGTACATGAGCCGCAGTGATCTCGGCGAGGGTGAGGTCTGGTCGTGGGCATCGATCCTCGACGACAACGCCCGCGAGCAGGCCGAGCGGATCAGCCGCGTCCCGATCGTCGAGGGCCACGTCGCACTGATGCCTGATGCCCACTTCGGCTATGGACCCCCGGTGGGGTCGGTACTTCAAACTCGAGGGGGCGTGATGCCCGGCGCGGTCGGAGTCGACATCGGCTGCGGTATGATCGCGATGCGCACCGACATCGATCGGGAGCAGCTGGCTGGGATTGAGGGTCCGATCCTCGGCGCGATCCGTGAGCTGATTCCCTCAGGCAAGGGCACCACCCACAACCAGCCGCTGGCGCAGGCCTACAACTTCGTGGAACGCTACGGGCTGCCCCCGGGCATTGGGCCACGCAGCCAGCTCGTGACACCGAAGGGCGAGAGGCTCTCTGCCCAGTACACGCGGCTGTCCGATCGCCTGCGCATCCAGTTCGGGACCCTCGGATCGGGTAACCACTTCGTCGAGGTATGCGAGGATGGGGCGGGCAGGGTGTGGCTGCTGCTGCACAGCGGCTCGCGAGGCATCGGGAACATCCTCGCCGTGGCGCACGCTCGGGTGGCGAAGAACTTCTGCGCCGACAACGGCATCGAGCTGGAGGACACTGAGGATAGCTACGTCGTGGAGGGGACCCGACAGTTCCGGGCATACATCGCGGACATGCTGTGGGCGCAGAACTATGCCTACCACCAGCGCGAGGCCATGATGGACAACCTCGTCAAGGCGATCGAGGGCACCTTCGGTACCTTCGAGGAGCACGAGCGGATCAACTGCCACCACAACTACGCCGAGCAGACGGTGGACGGGCTGTGGCTGACCCGCAAGGGAGCCATCGACGCCTCGGTCGGGGAGCTGGGGATCATCCCCGGGTCGATGGGTGCGACCACCCACATCGTCGTCGGTCGGGGCAACGAGGACTCGTACTGCTCCTCGCCCCACGGGGCAGGCCGGGTGATGGGCCGCAAGGTCGCGAAGCAGCGGCTCGACATCGACGCCTTCAAGACACAGATGATCGGTCGCACGTGGCTCGACCGGGACGCCGAGGCCCTGCTCGATGAGGCCCCGAACGCCTACAAGCCGATCGCTCAGGTGATCGAGGACTCCGCCGACCTCGTGTGCTCGGCGATCGAGTTGGAGGCGTTCCTGAACTTCAAAGGGTTGTAGCAGATCGGGTAGAATGGAAGCAGAGGGGCCGTAGGACCTCAGCCCGGAGCAGCGGGCCATAGGCCACGGCCCTCCACCCATCGAAGGGGAACGCATGAGCACCGACAGGGTACCAATCACGATCGGCAATATCCCGATCGCCAAGGCGATCCGCAAGGGCGAGGGCGCGGACCGTCAGAACCTCGTGTTCGGGTGGGCGAACGCCCCGTTCCCGGGCAGTGATGGGCCCGAGGTCGTGAGCAAGCGCATCTATGGCAACGCCCCTGACGGGTCGCTGGACGAGATCCTACAGAACGTCGAGGAGGCCTACTCGCGAGCCTTCCCCTCCGATCACGAGATGGGTACGTGGTACTTCATCGTCGCCACATTCACCGATCACGTGATCGTCGAGCACCAGACGTTCGGCCCGAAGCCCGACACCAACAAGCTGTTCATCACCCCGTACACCGGGGGTCCCGACTCCGCATCGATTGTGTTCGGTACCCCCGCGGAGGTCGAGGTCGAGTTCGTCGCCAAGGCCATCGCCGACGACCTGCTGGAGCACCACACCTCCGCCCAGCCGAAGGTCGACTTGCAAGGTGACCGGGTCCCGATGGACGAGCTGGAGCAGGCGATCTACAAGTTCGTGCTCGACAGCGGGCGCGCCGACGTCAGCCACTCCGAGGAAGTCCACGGCCGCCTTGTCGAGAGCATCGTCATCACCGACGAGAAGCTCATCGCCATGGGCGTCCCCGAGGAGGTCCACGACCAGATCACCAAGGGCGCGTGGCTCGGATTCCAAGTTGACGACGCCACCATGGACCGGGTAGAGTCCGGAGAGCTGGCGATGTTCAGCATCGGAGGTGGGGCTGTCCGGGACCCGGATTAGCAAGCCCACCCCTGCGAGGCCCTAGGAGGTCCAGAGTGAGCCGAACCAACACCAGCGTCGAGTCCATGACCGTCCACCTAGTGGAGGATCGCCGGTCGGTTGTCTCCCAGTGGGGCCTTGGCAACAGTAAGCTCGGCGACCGGGTCTACACCTTCAGTCGCTTGCCCGGCCGTGACAACACATGCCCCGGGTCCACCCATGCCTGCGAAGTAGCATGCTATGCGAAGCGCATGTACACCGACGCGAACGGGTTGCGCAACCTGTTTCACCGGAACACCCACGAGCCCGACCTGAGCGGCCTACCCGAGGACGCCGAGATCGTCCGCATGCACGTCTCCGGCGACTTCGACACCGTGGCGTACATCGACCAGTGGATCAAGCTGGTGCGCGAGCGCCGGGACGTGCGGTTCTTCGGCTACACCCGGTCATGGGCTGTGCCCGGGCTGCTGCACGCACTCAACGAGCTACGGGCCCACATCAACGTGCAGCTGTTCGCCTCGGTCGATGAGGACCACAGCCACGCTGCACGGCAGGCCCTCGTATCCCAAGGATGGCGGCTCGCGTGGATGGGCGTCGACCTCGTGCCCGGCATCGAGCCGAGCCCGGAGCAGCTCGTGGACCAGACCTTCCTATCCAAGAACAAGATCACCTCGGTGAGGTCCAGCGCGGTGATGTGCCTTGAGGCCACCGGCACCCGGGACAACTGTGAGGCCTGCGGGTACTGTTTCAACGGGCAGCGCGGCGACGTCGTGTTCCCGATCCACTGAAGGAGGCAAGCTATGGGTGACTGGGCAGACGCAGCTGAGGACCTTGCCGAGGCCTACGATGTGGCCTACGATGTGGGCTGCGAGCGGTGTGGTCGCGAATTCGAGTTTCCCACTGAGGGAGGCCAGCCGGATCACGGGGAATTCGAGGGCGAGCCTGTGTGCCCAGACTGCTACCTCGAATCCATCGAAGGGGTGATCTGATGCAACGTGCTCCCGACCTATCGCTGGTGATGGTGCGCCTCGCTGAGCGCGGGCTGTGCCCCCACGACCAACTACCGCGTTCCTCCTGCAGGTCCACGACCAACTACCGCGTTCCTCCTGCACGATCGTATGAGAAGCCGCCAAATTCCTACGAATGGGGGGCTGGTGAACGGCCCGGATTGTGCCGATACTCTAACTGAGGGGGGGATAGGAAGCCACCGAGCCAGCCGAGCAGGCCGCAAGGCCGCCGAGCCAGCCGAGTAGGCTCCCTGCCCCGCCCCCACCGACCGGGAAGCAGTGAACGGAAGACCCCAATGAACGACACCGACTACACCGCCGACGACTGGAGCCTCTTCACCCAGATGGCCGTGGCCCCCGGTGCGCCCACGCGCGACGAGGTGGCTGCCGACTTGAACGCGGCGCTGGCCGACTCGATCCGCACCAGCGACTACAGCTACATCGAGCACGAGATGAAGCACCACAGCGCAGCAGGGGCCAACGACAGTGAGGCCCACAACTTTGCAGAGCGCAAGTACCGCGCAGGCATCTTCAGCGCAGGCGCGGCAGCGATCTGCACCTACGACACCTGCCGAGAGTCCACGCACGTGGCAGCGCGAGCGCCGGTGACCTCGTGACTAGCACCGCACCCTATGTCTACGCCGACCGTTGGAAGAAGGCCAACCGCTACGGGAACCGCCTCCGCACAGCTGCCGAGCGTCGGTACGTCTTCGCTTACCTCGACTGGATGGCGTGCGGAGCGGTCACCGAGGCACCAGAGCACACCCAGCGCGTCACGAAGTCTCGGGCCACGGTGATCCGAGAGACCATCCACGGGTTCGCGCTGTGGGGAGATGCTGTATGAGCTGGGACGGACACGACGAGCCCGAGGACTTCATCACCCGGTGCCGGGAGTGCGCCCGCGAAATCTACTCCCAGTGGTACCACACCGACCACGACCGCGACGACCACGACGCCCTGCCCGAGACACAGGTGCAGCGCCTAGAGCGACAGGTCCGCGAGCTACAGGAGCAGGTGCGGCTGCTCGGGCACGTGCACGAATCGTGAGCGACCACACCGACCAGATGCTGCTGTATCTCGGGTACTACCCCGGCACGGCGCTCCTGATCATGAACGGCGACTACAACGAAGGAGTGACCGAACCCATGCGACACGTAGAGCCACCCCCGGAGTGTATCCACCGCTACGGCACCTCAAGGTATGAGGAGCCGGACGGAACACCCACCCCTCCCGAGGTCGTCAGGGCAGGCCCCGGCTGCGAGTGGGTACGACGGTGCGCGGATTGCGGAATCCGAATCGACCAACCCGGTGGCCCCACCCAGACGCGAGAGCCCGAGGTGGAGGACCCCGACACAGGGTACCGATACGCGGTCAGGGCCCATGACCCCGCCACTGGCGACAGCGACAAATATGGTGATCGATGATGTGCTCACGAGTGTACACCGCACAGGCAGGTGTCGGCGATAACCCCGTGCAAACCCCCGAGGACCCCGACAGCAGCCGCCACGACGGACCCCACCGATGGCGTGTGGTGGATGTGCAGCACGACGGCAGCAGCGAGCCTCGATGGACGTGCATCACTCTGGGGTGGAGGTGCACCCTCGTGAGCTGCGGCAGCCTCGTTGTTGAGGGCACGTACCATTGCGCGGTCCACACCGCTGAGGCTGTGTGCGTGTGCGGCGAGCTTGAGAACAACCACGCGTACACCGTCGTCGGCCTTGAGGGCCTCCCCACGCTCGGGCTCAGCGACGGTGTGAACTGGCACGCCTACCTCGAGGAGCCCAACCCTGACCCCGAGGGGGAGCTTGCTTACATGCGCCTCAGCAGACTACCCTCAGCTCTGAACCTGTGCCGGTGTGGACACCCGAAGATCGTCCACTGGAGCACGAGCCCACCGTACCCCACATGTGGGTGCAGGGACTGCAACGACTGCATCGTATATGAGGAGGCCTCGATGGAGCTAGAACACGATCTGTCAGTGAACGGCCGCGACTGTAACGCCGAGGGCTGCGAGGCCCAGGTACGCATCGCTGGTGGCCTCCTGTGCCTCGAACACTGGCTGGTACAGATGCCTACGCCACGACACCCTCCCGAGGAGCGCCAGCACACCACCGGCCGCTCAGGCACCGTCACGGGCCGCAGGGTCTCGAACACGCCGAACCTGCGGGAGCTGGATCGCACGCCCGGGGCAGAGGCCTCCAAGTGCATCCGCGTCGTGCTCAGGCAGGACCACCTCAAGGCCACCATTCCCACGCCCATCGTGGCCCCACCCCTGCCTCCGGGGTTGGTGCGACATGTGTTCCGCCACTGGGCGGACCTGCTGCGAGGGGTAGGCTCCTCGTGAGCCGCTGGGGCTGGGTGCTGTGCCTGTTCGGTCGCCACGACCTGAAGGTGCTTGACAGCATGGGCAGCCAGTGCCTACGGTGTCGGGTGTACAGATTCGAGGAGGACTAGATGGCTACCTTGACGACATGGTGTTGTGGCGCAGGGCCCGAGAGGCATTGCCCAGAGCAGACTAGGGTTCGCGGATGCCGACACACGGAGTGCGCTCTCATCCACGACCACCTGTTCACGGAGCACAAGGTGACCGTGGAGATGCAGTGATGCACACCCTACGAGCCCCTCTGGAGGGCAAGCCGTCCCCAGCCCATACGAGCGTGACGATCATCGTCGACCGGCTGGAGTCCACATGGGGGTCACGGCTGCTACGCCGTAAGCCGATCCCGCACTGCACGGCGTTCCCGGCGTACAACTGGCACATCGCCAACGAGGAATTCAAGGCCGGGGTGAGGCAGGGCATCGCTGACAGCGGAGGCGTCTGGCGCGACCCAGACCCAGAGCCGTCGCTACCCCGCACCGAGCCCGAGGTCTTAGAGGTGCAGGACATGGCTACCACCGACCTCGATCGGGAGCTGATCGTCCGCCTCAAAGCACAGGGCGGTACTCGTACCGGACGACTGGTCTCGGACACGCCGAAGCTGTGGGAACGCCAACGTGTCCCCCACGAGCCAGAGCGAGGCGTCACCGGACGCCTACCCTCGGCAGGGCCACCGGCCTTGCAGGAGATACCCTACAGGCCCACCACAGCCCCGAGGTCAGGGCGCATGCACAACAGCAGGACCCCATTGAACGACCTCACGTGCTGCACCCTGCCCCGCACGGCCCACTGCCCCCATGCGCTGGTGGACGGCCGATGCCCGGTGGACGGCTGCATGCGCATCCACCACGGCCGTGAGAACGCGGCCCTGTCGGGGGTGATTGAGGCCCGCCAGATGTACGCCGACATCGTCGAACGAGGCCAGCACCTCCAGCGGTGTGGGTACAACGGCGATACGCCCTGCACGTGCTACGTGGCCGTGCGCCTCGACATCATCATCCGCGTGGCGCGCCTCTACCCGGAGATACCACTCTACGACGTGGAAGCGAGGCCGTCGTCATGAGCCCTCTACAGGCAGCGCAGTACGTGGCCGTCGGCCTAGGGGCGTTCCTCGGGTTCGGGATCGTGGCCACGTTCCTAGCGTGGGTGAGCGGGGGCTGCTGAGATGGCGAAGCTCGACGATGCTGTGCAGATTCTGATCCAGCGAGCGCTCGTCCTGCGGACGATGGAGCACCGGCCCGGCTGCGAGTTCATGGTGACGCGGAACCCTGATTGCTGCGGGTGCACAGCAGCCATCACCGTGGACATGCTGATCAACCTCGTGACAACGGCAGCCCTGCAGTCTACCCTTGAGGAGGTCCGGCGACAGGTGCGCTCGGCAGCCGACCAGTTCAAGGAGACAGCATGAGCGACAATGGCTACCCGGTGCGCGACACCCTAGAGGAGATCGAACGCTGGGGCCGTGCCCGGCGCTTCGCTCACGACGTCAAGGCAGAGAGCAAGGAGGCCCGTGCCCTGTTCCGGAACTCAGGACACCACCCCGAGCTGGACCACATCCCGCTCATCGAGTTCGCGATGTTCCTAGTCGAGGAGATCGGCAAGGTGGCCCGAGCCACGAACAAGATGCTCATCTCCACAGACAGCCCCGAGGAGTACAATCGCTGGCTGGCCTACGGCCGCTCGCGGCTGGTGACCTCCGCCTCGTTGATCCAGCGCATGGCTGAAGTGTGGGAGGACTACGAACGATGACCGCCCCCGGGTCGGTGCTGCTGGACTTGACAGTCGCGATCCCCGTCGCTATCGTGGCCCTAGGAGGCTAACCCCATGAGACTAGAAACGACATACGGCCTCGGCGACATCGTGTACGCCGCCCAGCCCACCAGCCGCGAGGAGCGACACTCGTGTCGGCCCTGTGGAGGCGAGGGCAAGATCAAGGCGCTCGACGATAGCGTCCAGAGTTGTAGCACATGCTACGGCCGCCAGTACACCGTGACCCATACCTCGATCTACAAGACCATGGCGCTCACCATCGGGGAGGTCCGGGTTCAGCGGCGAAACACCGAGCAAGAGAACGTCTACATGTGCGTCGAGACCGGCATCGGCTCCGGCCGCCTGTGGAAAGAGGAGAAGCTGCACGAGAGCCGAGGGCAGGCCGAGATCGATGCGGCCCACCAGCTCGTCGAGCAGGAGGCACAGAAGCAACGCCGCCGGGAGGCCGAGGTCGCGGAAGCTGAGGAGCTGGTCGAGAACCTCGCCAAGCATGAGCAGGCCTCCTCATGAGCTGCCTAGTGTGCCACCAGACAACACGACCCGTTCACTTTGGCGGGCCGAATGCCATCACCCACCTAGACGGCTACGGGCGTCGCCTGAATACCGGCCACGAGCCGGTGGCGGTCGTGGCGTGGCCGACGTCCTCAGTGGGCGGCCCCATGGCGGGCAACGACTGGCTGGACGATGCGTGGAACGATCTGTTCGCCACCTACGACGAGGTCGGAGCAGCATCCATTGGAGGCCACGACACCACTTCCGAGGTCGAGCGCTTCGCGAAGGCTCAGCAGAACCTCGTCGACGCGGTGGTAGAGGTGATGACCCGATGAGGCCCTTCATCGTGACGTCCGCCCACACGATCAACCTCGACCTCGTGACCTCATGGGTGTG